GGCGCGGGATCGGTCGCTGCCGTGGCTGAGCTGTCCGCTCCGGGGCTAGCGGGCTCCGGCGCGGTAGGTTCCCCGGCCGGAGCGCTAGGCCGATCCTCGTAGCAGTGCGGGCAGAATCCCAGATCGTGCGCTATGTTCTTCGTGAGGCACTTCAGACAGTCCCACATGGTTCCTCCTAGAGAGCCGTCACGCTGGCGCCGACGTCATACGGGATGTAGGTAATGGTCCAGGTGATAGCCCCGGTGTTCGTGGCCGAGGTCGTCACATTAATCGTCCCGACGTCCACCATCGTGTTCCCTCCGAACACAGTCTGAAGCTCGGAGGGGGCAAGAATGCCAGGATTCGCACTAACGACAAGCGCGGATGCAATGGCCAGCGGAGCAGCCACGATGATTCCTAGGGCTGCGTTGGTGATGGCGGTCGCACCGCAGATCGCCGTGGCAGCGGGCGAGCCGCCCGTCGGATTGTTACCGACCGACAGCGTGCAGGCCTGGTTCTGGATGGCCGTGGTAACCTTACCGATAAGGCTGGTAACGATTACCCGGCCACCCGCAACCGTGAAGATATCCCCGCTGGTGCCAGCGGGAAGAGACTTCGCCCCGCCAGTAACCGGGATGCCATAGAGCACACCCAGGGTCTGGTTTCCCTTTGGGGATACCGACACGTCCCTCTCCTCCTAGCTAACCGAAGCGCCGGTGTCCAGCGGCACATAACTGACATACCAGTCGATCGCACCGGTCATGGTAGCGACCGACGTGGTGACCGTGATCGTGCCGGTGTTGACCACGATCGTCGAGCGTGCTGCCAGTGGCCGTGGTGCCCAGGGCGATAGCCCCGGTTGAGCCCGACAGAGCCGTGGAGACACGCCCGAGCAGGGTGGTGACAAGCACCACTCCGCCGGACACCGTGAACAGGGTCGCAGTAGAGCCCGAGTTGGGAGGCGTCTGCGCCTTCTTGATGACCTGCGTGCCGAACAGCAGAGACCTGAGCTGGTACCCCTGGATGATGATACTCACTCAGATCACTCCCCCGGAATAGCGAGATTGGCGGGGGTCCTCTGCTGCAGCAGATCGTGCAGGATCGCGATGACGGTCCCGCTCTGGGCGTTGGCATCGGTGCAGGAGACATAGGTGAAACCGTCGTCCACCTTGCTGCACTCGATCGTAACGGCGATGACGTATCCGGCGGTGATCGTGCCGGTCTCGTCGGCCGCAGCCTGGGTCTGCTTGGTCCAGGCCACGGAACCGTCCACGTCCGTCGCCTGGTAGTAGTGATCGATTACTGCGCCGAGGTCCTGCACCGAGCCGCCACCGGAAGTCTTCGCCTCGGCGAAGTTGAATGCGCTTCCGGTACCGGCACTCGTGCAGATGAACGTAATCGCGGAGCAGTGCTGGGCCTGAATGTAGAGCCCAGCAGCGGCCGGGACGATATTGAAGAGTCGTCCCAGTCCTTCCATGCCTGCCATACTGTTTTCCTTCCTCTGGGGGTGTTAATGCCCAGGGATACGGCCTACGACCGGACAAGCCGGGGACGGCCTAGGGGGTTTACCTGGCCGCCAGCTGAACGAACGGGGTCAGGGTGTTGCTGGAGTTGTTGTGCGGGGTGATGGCGCTCTGGATCCAGGGACGCCCGTCCAGACGCTCGATGACCCTGAAGGCCGTCTTGTCGTTCTGGAACTTGTAGTGCTCCGAGGACATCGACTGCATCATCTGGCGGTCGCCGATGAGGTAGTAGCCGAAGTCCACGAACGAGATGTCACCGGCCGTACCCAGAGCCGGGGTCTTCTCGGTGAAGTACACCGGGCGTCCCAGGATGGTCACGGGCGGGGTGTTGGTGCCGGGGTTGGTGTAGTTGCCCATCCAGACCGGGCCACCACCGGTGCCCACGGACAGAGCCATGGTCGCCAGCTCGGGGAAGGTGTCGATGGAGGCGATCCACACAGCGCGGCCCAGAGCCGTCGGGAGCATGCGGGCGTACATGCCCACGATGTTCTCCCAGACGATCGTCTTGGTCGCCTGTCCAGCCTGCGCCGACACATTCACGCTAGCCGGGCAGTTGATGAACCCGAGCGGCTCACCCACACCCGTGCCGGTCATGAACGCGATGTCCTCGAACCAGGCGATGGCGCGCGGGAAGATGGTGTCGAAGAACGAGCCGAACGCCGGAGCGTCCGCAAGCAGCTCGTTCGGCACCTCGGCGTAGCCGGTCAGCTTCTTCGCGTCCAGGACGACACGTCCGAACGAGGCCTGAGACTCGACGAGCTGCGCGGCCTCTTCAGTCCAGTAGCAGACCACGCCACCGAACACGGAGCTCACGTTGCTCGTGACGTCGATCATCGGGATCGGCACCCGGAGCGAGTCCATGGGGATGACCTGAGCCCGAGGCCGAACGACCGCGTCCTCGAGTGCGACCTGCAGAATCTCAGATCGCAGCACCTCCGGGATCAGGAATCCACCGTCGGCCGGAACCTCCGAGCCGAAGCTGTTCTGGATGGCCAGAGCCGCAGACCGCTTCTTGCCCAGCACGGACGAGTTCTTCAGGGTCTCGTAACGCGGCCAGATGGACTGGAAGAACTCCGACGTGCTGTCGTACATGCAGTCGGCTTCCTTGAGCTTGCCCTCCAGCCGAGCGCCGTAGCTGCCCGAGTTGTAGGCGGCACCCTTGCCGTGACTGACCCGGCGCAGGTTTACCCCGGCACCCTCGGTACCCTTCATGGCGTTGGAGAAATTCAGCTTGGCGCCGCCCATGCCATTCTGGGTCATGAAGTCGGCGAGTCCGAGCTGGACCTGCTCCTTGATCTGCTGCTGCAGAAGGCGGTCGCTCTCGACGGTAGCCGACGCATAGATCTTGATGAAGTCCTTGAAGGCACCAGGCTCACTCATCATGGCCTTGACCTTGGCGGGGTCTCCGAGGAACTCCTCCAGTTCCTCAGGCCTACTGGGAAGCTTTACGGGCATAACCTAACTCCTCTCAGATTGCTGAGGAACTGTTCCATTTCCTCGTCGCTGACGTCCAGCCAGTTGCCGGACGAACTATTGGTGACTCCGGAGCCTGGCTTCCAGTCCGGGTTGATAGCCCGCATGTGGTCTTCCAGGTGCTGTCGGGCCTCGGAGTCGCTGCGGAGACCGCCCGTCTTGTCCAGCATCCGCAGTGCAGCCTCCACCCCGGACGCATTGGGCGCGCCATCAGGGTGGTAGTGGTGGGGTAGGGCGTGGGCAGCCGCGCTGCTCGGATCACCGTCTCGGTGTCCCGCGCAGATCGCGTTGTAGAACGAGGCCGTGTTCCCGGAAGCACCCGCCATACTCATGGCCAGAGCGGCGTCCCAGGGGCTCGTGTCGGCCTTCGCATTCCTGATGTCGATCAGGCTGCCGTTGTGGAGGGGCCTGCCGGGCACGCTCCGGCGCTGCTTCCCCTTCCTGTTCCAGTGACTGTTGTCCAGGTCACCCTCAGGGGTAAGGTCGTTGTCACCGTCGCCGTCCGGGTCCCAGGCCACAATCAGGTTCTTCGGCCCGACATCCGTCTGGCGCCCGGTGGGACGATACACCGACATGTCCCACTTGTCCTGCGGCTCGGAAGCCCTCCGACCGGCACCCGAGTCGATCAGGCGGTCGGCCAGCCCAGCCTCGATCGCCTCGTCCGCGCTGTACCACGTCTCGGCCTTCATGACGTCTCGCCAGTAGGCGATCGGCCGACCGGTGTGGTCGCTGTAGATGGATGCGATGTTGTTGCTCGCCCTGTCCAGCTGCTCGGCCAGGTCTCGCATGTCCTGGGCGTTGCCGATGCTCATCGCGAAGCCCTCGTGAATCATCATCTGGGCGTTGCGTGCGATCAGGATAGGGTTCCCGGCCATAGCGATCACCGAGGCGATACTGGCCGCGATGCCGTCAATGTGGACCGAGACGTTGTTCCGGGCCAGCAGGGCGTTGTAGATGGCGACGCCATCCCAGACGTCCCCGCCCGGCGAGTTGATGTGGACCTCCAGGTCACCCGACACATCCGCCAGATCACGAACGAGATCGCTGGCGGAAACGCCGAAGTACCCAATCTCGTCGTAGATATGCAGCTGCGTGGGGCCACCGGACTGGTTCTTGATTCTGTACCAGTCGTTCTTGGAAGGCTGGTGCAGGGCATACATCCGCCGCGTCGTACGCCACGGAGTGTTCCTACTCATGAGACCACCTCCTTCTGGTGACCATTTGACTTTGCAGAATGGAAAGCCTCGCGCAGCATAGTGCCGAGGTCTACAGTGAGATCCAGGCTGTTGCTTGGCCCGTCACTGGACTGTTTCTTTGGACGCTGGCTCTCGTGCATGACCTCCCAGGGTCCGTGGTTCTCATGGACCGTCGCTATGAACGCACGGACGGGTACGCCCTCTTCGGCGCAGGCCAGATACCGGTGGTGCCCGTCCGCAAGGTCGAGCAGTCCGTCGTCATCCGGATCCGGTATCTTTACCAGGATGACCGGCTTCAGCCTCTCGCCGTCCCGGATCATCTTCTGGAAGTCTTCCACGTGGTTCGGATCGGCGTCGTCCATCCAGGCCATATCCGGATCGATATGATCAATGGGGACGTTCAGCGGACCCTTCCAGTCTGCGTGGTGCACCCAGGCCATAGCCTCCGGCGGGTAGTCCTTCGCCAGCTGCTTGTACACCTTGGTCTCAGCGGACTTCCTGGCCAGCAGAGCGTCTGTCTTGGTCGGGTCGGTATGTCCCGGGCCGGGAGACAGCGGCGGACGCTGGCCGGGCTGTGGCGCCTTCTTGGAGGGCGGCTTCTGTCCGGGCGTAGATGGCCCGGCTGCGCCCCCAGGCGGCAGGCCCAGGGCTCCGGCCGGAGGCCCGCTAAACGTCATGGCGGGCAGGCCCACCATCTCGAGGACCTCTTCGGGAGCGAACCCGGCCTCCACCAGCATCACAGCCGCCGTGGACTTAGCGATCAGCTCGTCGTTGGCGTCCTCGGAGCTCGTCGGTCGAGGGTCCTTGTAGTCGAACTCGACGGAGTCCTGATCCCCGAACATCTCGAGGTAGTTGTTGTTTAGCACACCGCGCACACGATCCAGCCGGGGGATCTCATGCCAGGCAACGTGCACCTCTTCGGCCGTCTGGGCGTTAGCCCGGTTGACGTCGTCCGAGTTGCCCAGCATCGCCTGGTGGATCCGATACCCCTGCCGGATCATCGTCGAGGTAACCTGTCGCAGTTCCGGGAACTGCATGTCCCTCATGGAGTAGGTGTTTGGCGTCCAGGTTGCTCCCTGCTCCAGTACTCCGACACGATGGCCTCTTGCCACTCCCTGATGCTGCTGCCGCCAGCGGTCCGTGAACTCACTGAATTCCGGGTCAGATAGCCTCTTTGCAAAAGTGACAATACCACCTGGCTGCGCACTGTTGAGAAAGAAGTTGCGAGACCATTCCGCAGTGTACTTAGAGGCGTCGATGTCGGCGAGGACTGCCTGGACCGCACTGAGACCCCGGTAGAGATCTGTTGGGTGTGGATACCGAAGCTGAATGACCTCGGATGTGAGAAGAGGGACAGCTTCACCATTAGGTCCGGTGTAGACCCATCCTGCGAGGAATTCCTCTTTGTCAGGTACAGGCTCCATGCGGTCGGGCCGAACAGGCCACATTTCAATCGGAAGGCTTTTCCCACTAGGACCTCGATTCAGAACCCAGTACCATTCCCCGGCCAGCTCCATGTGCTGCCAGCCGATCTCCCTGAACTGCTCACCCGTCATGAACGGATTCGGCCGGTTCCACAGCTTCAGCGCCTGGTGCCGCATCACCTCAACACGCTGGTCGCTCCCCTTGTCCGTCTTCGCATACCGAACGCGGCCGTCGGTGTCCTTGCGGAACATCTGCCATCCGCCGTACGCCTGCGCCCCGGTAGACAGCAGCTGGATGATCGCGAAGAGCGTGCCCTCCATGCTCATAGACTGCATGTAGGTGAATCGGTCGGAAGTCCCGGAGCCGTACAGGCCGCCATTCACATTCCACTTGCTGTTAAACGGAATGGGGCGACGCACACCCTTGTTCAGGATCTGGCGCACCAGGGACTTAGACACGCGCTACTCCCCGACCTTCAGCTCGAACAGGAAGAAGAGTATGCCGGTCACGAGCAGCCCGGCAAACAGGGAGTGAACGAAGCAGGCCGCATCGATGCACCCCATGGCTAGCCAGGTGAACGCGTGGTCCCGCATGTGTGACCGGGCTGCGGTTCCACTCCTCCGAGTCGCCGACCGCACCCGAGAGAAGCCGACCCATACCGCAGCCCGGAGCCTCGTAGACCGGGGCTCCCTGGCCGTGGCCGAGACCGTGCCCCGGTAGCTCATGGCCTTCCTCATAGCACACCGCAGTCTCTGAGGCCCTGTCGGACCATGCAGTCCTTGGCCTCCAGTAGCTTGCGCAGCCCCGCCGACAGCTCCGACCCGTCCATCAGGATGTCCACCAGGGATTCCGCCGACATCCAGAGCACCTGCGCCACGTCCATGGCGATGCCCTCCAGCAGCGGGTTGGGCACCAGGCAGATCATCAGCTCCTGGGTGCTCCTGTGCCGACTGCGGTAGCGCTCAAGATTCGCATTCTCATCGGGCATGTGATCCCTCCCTTCCTTCGGATTGACGTGCCGGCCGTCTGGCCTGGTCGGGTGTCCTAGCCTGCAGGTGGGATAGTCAGGCACTGAAGCTCCTGAATATCGCCCGGACCCCGAAGTCCCGCTCCGCTATCGCATACCGCAGAGCGTCACAGCCGTCGTCCATCTCCTTCAGAGGCTCATCCTGCTCGTCGAGCTCGTTCTTGTGCATGCTCTTGTTGCGCCAGCAGTACCCCGGGATCTCCTCGATTGTACAGGTCGGCCGGTTGGCCTCGTCCAGGAGCGGGTCCTTCTCTACCAGGGCATCGCGCACCAGGAAAATTCGCGGCCTGCCGTCACCCGCCATGCGCATCCGGACCTGGACTGCCTCAATACCCTCGAGCACCGATTTGTGGGCCGGTTCCGTACCCATCTGCAGTTCCCTCTCAAGGACGGCCCTCCCCTCTGCGTCGTGGTCGCAGCTGATCGTGTGCGGACG